CGTCGCTATCTGAAAAAACTGGGTAAAAACGAACTTTTGTTTTATCAAATTTAACCTTCGGGTCTTTCGCCCAATTCTCGTAAACTGCCACCTTACCAGAATACTTCACATCATCGGGAATACCCAATCGACAATTTTTAAACGGTATAGACTTAATGCTCGCAATCCTAGGTTTATTTGGGTCTTTCAATGTATAGTTTAGGTGAAAATACCCACCATTATACATCTTTGCCGAGTGTGCAAAAGCCCTAAGCAATGACCTTACTGTTATACTATTGCCCCTTCCATCCTTCCCAACTACTATATCGTTAATGGGAGCTCTAAACCCTTTGCCAATTATGAACGAGGCGTACATATTAGCGATAGCACAGGCGTCAACACTGCCCAGAATAAGCTTTTCCACCATCTGTGGGTAGTCATTATTTTCGCCAAACTTCATTACTCCCAGCCCATTCTCATCAACTGCAATAGATTTGCTCGGTAAAATCTCAATTCTAGGTTCAATTTCGCTGTTAAGCAGTTCCATGACGGTTAGTTTTTAGGTTTTCTTACTGCTTTTTTTGGCTCTTTTTTCTCTTTTACAACTTTTACAGGCTCGTTTTTTTGCTCAACTTCCTGCTTTAATTCGTCTTTTTTCTGGTTATACCCATCAGGCAGCTTGGTAAAATCGCTTTCAGATAGCAATTTATTGTTTAAAAGGTATAGGGCTATCTCATCGGTGATAGTATCGGAGTAAACAAACCCATATCTTTGAATTAAAACATTCCCTTTATGCTTCAATTCGCAGGTTCTTATTTGTACCATATCGTATTTTTTTGCTCTTTCAATTCCAGTTCTTTTTAATTCTTCATAATATCTGCGCTGTGATTCTGCGCAGTAGTGAGGTGTACCCCCGTTTAGGTATAGCTTAGAGTAACACCTCAGTAACTCGACGGATTTAGGAGAGCTTATTACGCTCTCCACATCCATCATGAGTATATTTACAACAGTTTCAAGCATTATTTGGGTTCTGTTTCAGTGGCAACCAACATCGCCAATGTAGCAGCATAAACTGATTGGCCTTCACTCGGTACTGCCATTACGGTGTATTCGGAATGTGGCTCAGTACCACCGTCATCCATCGAAGCAAGCTCAAATACTCTCACCCCGTTAGTGTCATTGGTCATGCGAGTACCTGAAGACTTGTAAAGCCCATTTTTTACGCCAAAACCAATAAAAGTACCATCGCCATCAGCAGGCTTGTCCTTTCGCTCTACAACAATAAACACATCTTCTAAATTATCGACGTTCAAATTGTCGGCGGCGGAAAATTCAAATTGCTGAGCGGATACCTTATGTTTAAACCTAGTTGCACGGTCAACAGCCACAACCTCCTCCATGCCAGCATTCATAACCCTTTTAATCATTATAAAAGGGTATGACTTCTTTGTGGGAAGGTTGGTAATGCTCTCAATTATATTAGTAGTTCCACTCTTAAACGTAACATTATGGTTACGTCCTTGAAATAGCCACGCTTTCTCCTCTACTCCGCCATTAGGTTGTGTGAGGCAGTTAGAGGTTATGGCCTTTGTTAGCTCGGTAGCGCAAATGTTAAGTGCCATAGTTATTAGTTTTTAACGTTAATCAGCCAGTGGTATTTTACACGAACATTCTGAACGCTATCCAACGCCACAGTACGAAGCCTCATATATGGGGCGTATGGATTTTTATAGCTAGAATAACCCTTGTTTGTTTTGGTTACTGAAACGCTATCCAATTTCACCCATAAAGCATTATCGAAGGAATACTCTAAATAAGTGATTGTTTTGGCATATCCAGAAATCTGAGTTTGTGTAACTTGAAACCTAGAATAGTCGCAAAAGTTTTTAACATAAACAACCTGTGTCAATGTGGAATCCTTATTGATAGTGTCATCAACAGCACCCTTTAATGGGTAAACGTTGGAGTAGCTAATTGTTTTGATTGTTTGAGCATTAACCGCAAAAACAATTAACGATAAAAATAAAAGTGATATTAATTTTTTCATTGTTTTAAATGTTTTAAGTTAAGGGGGTTGTTACACCCCCGATTAAATTAGTAAGCCACTGCAATCATATAAGGCTCAAGCATCTTCGCATCTAAGGTGAAACCATATCCCATATACATTTGACGTTCCTTTTGGTCATAGAATGCTTCAAGACTCGTCATGTCACCATCATTAAGAGTACCTATTGGGATGTTTGAAGGAGTAGTCAACACTACCCTGTTGGGTAAAAAGTACGCGTTATTGGTGGTGTTATTGGTAAAGTAAGCTTGTAACGCTAAATCCCATACAGTCTCCATATTGATAACCTCTAACCCATTCCACTTTAACATCGGGAATCCATCCATGGTATAGGCGATAGTTGAATTTTCACCCTTTCCTTGTAAGTATTTTCTGTAATTGTCAAAAATACCACGGCTTACCAATAATTTTGCGGTGGAATCGCTACGCAAACGGCTGTCAGCCTTTGCCCAAAGCCCTTCAAAAATAGTAATTGACTCACCATCCCCTAGAGCTGTTTGAGCGGCTATGGTATCCTGTGCATTTTCGGTAATTTCAAAATAAGCAGTAATATCACCAGCAGTTTTTGCTGTGAAAATCTGGTCCCATAACCCATCCATTAAATTAAAGAATTTGGCATAAGTAGTTGCATCTTTTAACCCCGCAGTATTTGCTCCAGCACCAGCAACCTCTTTATTGCCTAACCAAGCTAATCGCCAAACAGCTTTCATTGCTGCCTCGGATAGCATCACAGAAAATAGTTTTTCTAATTCCGACCCCTCTATGTTAAATTTTTGAGAATACTCTGTAATTTTACTGTAGTACGCTTTGAATAAAGCATCTACATCCTTTTGACAATGAACCAAAGTATCCCCAACGTTTACTGGCTCCCAGTATTTTTCAGTCAATGTAGCCTTAGCTCCAGAATTTGGGCGAGTGCAAGAAGAGTCCGCAATGCCAGTCAACCCTAACTGTCCAGCGAATACTATTTGCTCCTTCATCTTCAGCCCAGTGTAGATAGTGTGAATGCTATTTAAAACCGGGTCTTTAAATGTCTTTTCTACTATGAATTTCCCAATCTCACTTACCTCAAGTGGGTTTTTGGTTAATCCCGAAATGTCTATTCCGCTTGCCATGTTGTTTAGTTTTTAGTGTTAAAATTATACTTAAATCTCTTTTGTTCTTGTTTGTTTTTCTCAACCTCTGGGGCTGGTTTATCATTCTCATCGCCAGAAGTTACCAATGACTTAAACTCATTAAGCTGCTTTGTAAGCTCGCCAATTTGAGTTTCGGTAGATTTCTTAAAGGCATTTTGAGCCTCAAGCTGTTTTTTTAGCTCGGCATTCTCAGCCTTTAATGCTTCCATTTCCTCATTAGGTGCGGCCGATGGTTCTTTGATTTCGGATAAAGTTCCATTGTCAAAGACAAATGTTTTACCCTCAAATGCACCGCTTGCCATAACGTGTTCGCCAGTGGCAGGAGCTCCATCAATGGTAGCTTTATCCCCCACGGCGATTTGTGATTCATCCTCAACCTCTGGAAAATCAATTTGTTTTCCGTCAGCATTGGTTAGCATCACATTCTTTACTTTAGAAGGCTCTATGAATAGATTTTTTAAACCGTTCAGAACCTTCTCCATTGCGCTAACCTTTTCCGTTAGCTCTTTTTCATTCTTCATTTCATCATTGTTTAGTTTGACTTCATTGTTATTCGTGATAGTGGTCTTTATTTCTTTAATAAAATTAAGCTCCAGCATTTCATTTGCGTCCATAAAACGCTCCTCAAGCATCAAAGCAAGCATTTCATCAACAGTTTTTCCAGATTTTTCTGAGTATATCTTGGCTAATTTTAGTTTGGACATTTCCAAATCCTTTGCAGTAGATTTAAAAACTGCATCGTCACCCATTGCTAATGTCCACGGATTATGAATTAGCCCCTGACTATTCTCAGTTGCCCACCTGTTCTCCGTGGATAAAAGTATCTGCATACCAGAGCTTGCGCAAATACCTAAAACTCCAATGCTAGGGTTCAAATTTAGTAACCGCAAGGCGTCGTAAATTCTCAATCCTTCATCTAAATCACCCCCGTAAGTTTTTAGAATAATACCCTTGCCAGAATTAACGATATCCATAACGCTATCGAGCGTTATATCAAATCCAACATCACCAGAAATAAGCATATTGTTTTCGTCGAATGGAACAGGGGCAGTAGGTTCAAAGAATAGAAAGAAGTTTTGAATGCCGTTTAACTTTAGCCAGTTCTCAGCTTTTTGCTGGTCAAATTGCGCCTTGTTAAAAGCAACTGTGCGCTGTATGCCTTTATCGTAGTATCTAGCAATAAATTTATCCATTACAATTTTTTTCAAAGTTACGTTATTTTTATTTAATCTAAATAAGAATTGTTAAAATATTTTAAACAGTGCTTAACTTAGTATTCGCCAACTGCTG